TCCCAAAATTGCGTTGGGGTTAACTTTGCTTTTACGTCCTGTTTTGTCAAAACTAAAAAATGGTGTGTTATCCAATCAATGGCCGCGTAAATTTCCGTTTCGGTAATGTGGTTTGTTGCTTTTGGATCAAAAGTTTTACCCGTTTTTTTGTGGATTAGGTCCGCGATAATTTCCACGTTTGAACCAACGTCGGGGAAATAAATTAAATGGCGCCAACCGTGCATTACGGACGTGTTAATTAACATTTCCATTAAAAACTGTGTTTTACCGCTTATTGGGTAACCCGTCCAATCCGTAACGTTACCTAATTGCATGGTATAATGTCGGTCGACGGCCGGAAATCCGAGGTATTTACCGCGATCATGGTAATTTGTACGGTAATTTTTCAATTTGTTAAGTACGTCCGAGGCGGTCGTTATCTTAAATCCTTTTATCGATTCCAGCATGGCACGTTTGCGGCGTTTTTAGGTTCATTTTCTTTTTTCACAATCGTTACGTTCGAATACTTATCCAAAACATCGGCACGGGAAAAAAATTCAGGGGTGCAATATCGGAAATTTGTTTCGATGTGGTAATCGTTTGTCGAACAATTTTTTATTGCGGTTTGAATGTCCGTTTTTTTGTAGCCTTGTTTCATTCGAGCATTAAACGCCTGGCGGTTCTTTTGGTTTATTGTTCGAAATGATCGTTTGAATGTGTCGTTAATCAAATTCAACAGGGAATCAAAGTCGATGTTTTCGACATCGACAGTATTATTATTATTTATTACACTTACATTAACATTTACATTATCAGTTGAATTTGTTGGCGCTTGTTGAGGTGTGTTAACGCTTGTTTGTTTTTGTTCAACAAATTCAACATGTGTTAACATGTGTTCATTATGTTCGTTTTTGTTGCGTTTTTCCGCGCTCATTTTACCAGCCCTCGAACGTTTTTCCCTCGTTTCGTCCCAACGTACCAAATCGCGTTTTAACGATTGTTTAATCGGTTCAAATGCCACGTTAATAACAATGTCGTCCGTTTCGGGGTTCATGTCGTTAACGTATTGTAACAAATGTTTGAACAGTTTACCAGCGTAATCGTCGGGTAATTTTTCGACCGTGTGGATCAGGTCGACGTAAAGTAAAAATGATTTTTTGTTTACAGCCATTTTGTAATTATTTAAGCAAAAAAAAGCCCCTCCATTATCCTCGCGGCTTCCACGTCGCAAATCAAATAAAGGGGCAATAATGCCAATGTTCTATAATGTGGAAGCGAACAGGACGAATTTAATACAAATTTCGTTCAATGTTACGTTTGATAATAAATAATTCGTCAAGTGAATTACATTCCATTATTTCGCGTTTCAAATCGCGCGGTTCAGGTGTAAACTGTAATTCGTTTATTATCGGTTGAATGTAATGTTTATAAACTTGGTCGTTTTGCGACATGTAAAGTTTATGCATTTTCAGGCCGTGAATTACGGTAGCATGGTCCTTATTGAATAAAACGCCAATGTGGGACAATGACAACCGCGCGTCGTAAAGTTTCGAGTAAAGGTAATAACGTTTGTAAATCGTTGCCCGGCGACGGTCCTTTCGTTTTAGGTTATGTTTTTCGATGAGCTCGTAAACGTTTGACATGAAATCGACGGACACTAAATTTTCGTTTGGGTTCATGATTGCGATTTTTTGATTTCGGAAATTCGGTTAACTAATGAGGCGTTGTAATTGGTCCACCATTTTTTACGATCAGCATGGGTTACACCATGCGCCACCGCTGGACGTTGTGGCTGTTTGATGTTTTGTTTTGTTTTCATGTTTTAATCGTTATCGGTTAAATTTTTTCCTGTATTTTCAAAGTATTGATATTCTATTAAATCGAACATTTTATCGGCGTACTTTCGTGTCGTTGCTGAACAAAATGTCGATTTCGAATCGCTTTTCAAACGATCCAGAATGTCGTAAATTGTCGTTTGTAATTGAGTAATTAAAATATCGCGATCGCTTAAATCTTTGATGCGTAAATCATGACATTCGTTCGCGACCTTTTTTTGTATTTCCAAATCGCTGATTTTCTTATTTAGTTTATTGATATGTTCATGCAGCAAATTGCACATAAATTGGCGTTCCTTAAATTGCGCCGTTATTTTAGCGATTTGTTCAGAGTGTTCGATGTGTGTTTTCGTTTGTTCGTTCATGATATTTTTTTTATACCGATAATTAAATTTTCGTGTCGATCAATGATTTGTAACGCGTGGCGCTGATCGTACGCCTGTACCGTTTTTTTCGTCGCTGTGCGCTTAAATGTGCGCGAACAAACGTTATAAAAACGGACCTCGTAATTATTCGTTCTCATCGAGAAAAAAACGTCGTGGTTTAATTTCGCCTGATCCGTCGCATTCGGGACAATCGCCGTCAAAAATACGATTATACGGCCCCTCATCGGTTTGAAATTTGACCGTTCCCGATCCGTTACATTCGTTGCATTTAATTGTGTTTGCCATGGTGTAAAGTTTAGATTGAATAAAAGTAAAAAACGATTGCTAAAATAGCCAGGCCGCAAAAGAACCCGATTAACGATTCACGTTCCTCGTAATTGCGTGGCGTGAAATAGGTAAAAAATTTTTTCATTGATTTGATGTTTTGAGTAAATAAAAAAGCGCGTTTTCGAGCCGCGCCCCTCGATGTTTTACGAAATATACTGTAAAACGAATAATTGATATTTGTTAATGAATTCAATAATTGTTTTTTCGGATTTGCTTTTTTTCATTTTATCAGCCTCCGACCAACCGAATTGATTACCGATTTCGCTACAAAGTGAATGTAATTTCATTGAAGCGTTGTTTTCAAAAATTACAAAAATGCTGTTTTCAATTTGTTGCGTTGTGCAATTGCGCCCAAATGTGAATGTCTTTAATTCTTTTCTGTTTTCGATTTTAATTGCTTTCATGTCGTTTTTTTTGATGTTTTGCCCTCATTGGGTTCACAAATATAAAAACATTATTTTGATATACAACACTTATCAAGAAAAAAAAGTGAAAAAAGTTTGAATAAAGTTTGAATAAAAGCGAAAACCCCCGATAATTCGAGGGTTCGCGACCTAAATTTTCTACATGAAAAGAAAAAAAAACCTGTGCTTTTACCTAAACTAAACTTGTACTTTGGTCAAATTTACTAAAATTCTTTTATCAAACAATACGTTACGACCTTTTGAGCCTGTACATGATCCATGAATTGAACGTATTTCGGTGTGTTATTCACGACTTGACAACCCAGCGACCAACCACCGATAATAGTTTTTATTTCCTGATTGCTCAAATCGTATGTATTTGCGTGAAAATTGATTCCACAAATAACGGGTAACGATTTGTTTTCCTCGATTTGTTGGTCTTTGTCGCCGTCCCGACTAATCAAAAACGGACGAACCTGTTTAAGAGCTCGCATTTTTCCCTTGTGCAATCCGTAACGCCAAACGTTATAATACCATTCGTTCGTTTTTATGACAGCAACGCCGGCCGGGTTTTGAGTTTCGTAATTCAGTATTCCGTTTTTACCAGCGTTTGTGGTGCCCGATGTAACCATAACAAACCGTTCGCCCTCAAACAAATAAAATTTGTCGTCAAACGTGTTAAATTTATCCTCGATTGATTGAACCCCTAAAATCCAAAAGCCTGGCGGAATACCATTAAACGACGGCAACGATTTAACGCGTGTTAATAACTGATTATCCGTGTAACTTTTAACCATTTTTCGAGCGTTTTTTGCCCCAAATTACGGACATGATTACAAACACCAATGAAAAAAACGCCGCCGCGATTTTACCATAATCGTTGCGTTGTTCGGGCGTGGATTTTGGGAACGTTTTTTCGATAACTTTTTCAATTATTACGGTGTCCTGTATTATCATGTGTCCGTCGATAATAATAGGTTCGTTGTGTATTTCGGTCGTGTCCGTTGTAATCGTTACTGTTGGTTTACAGTTTGCCGATTCAGTCCCGACGACAAACAGTAAAATAATAAACAATTTTTTCATTTTGATTTGCTGTTAAATTTCGCTTTTATCCATGCAATAAAGATATTATAAACGTCGTTAACCATTGCGTCTAATTTCGATGTTATTTCGTTGGCAACCCAACCGACACAAAACGAAATTAAAATAATAAATTTCGGCGACAACGTCGAATAAAACTGTTCGATAACACCGATAATTGAAAACGTTAAAATTCCAGCGATCAGCATTCCCAAAATTACCGATGTGAAATGCAATCGTGATTTCAAACCCTTTAATAATGCCCCAACCATTCCGACGGCCATACTTAAAAGATCGCCAAACTCATTCAAAAATTTCATACCCTTAATTTTTACCTACAAAAATAATCAAATTGGAAATGCACGGCCAACCGATCCTGTATTCGCTTGTAAAAACGATGTAATTGATTCAACGGTAAAATTTTCTTTACCGTCCGTATAGGTGCCAACCTCTTCGAAAGGAATAATAAAACGATAGGACGAATCGCGAATAATAAACGCGTCGTTTTCCGTTTTGTAAAACACGTTTTTTAATTGAAATTCGGTTGTTTCTTTGCCGTCCGTAATCAATAAATAATTTCCGTTTACTCTTAATATTTTTTCAGCCATTTTGATTTGTTTTTGTTTTTATTTTTTTTTATTTTTTTTTAGCCATTGTAATATGTTCGTTTGTTTTTGAATTTATCCGATACCTTACACGTTAAAACGGCCTTTCGGCTCAACGTTTTGTATTCGTACGATGGCGATTCGCTTACAATTACGGGCAAATCTAAATATCGGTAACTGTGGTTGTGCGCGTTGTAATCCGAAATGTAAAGATCGTTTTCGCTTAACAGGTACAAATCGACCAGCGGTTTAATTATACACTCGTTTTCAGGATCAGTTATAATTTCGTAATCGTTCAAATTTTCACGAATTACGCGTTTCATTTCCCTGTTATTATAAATTACGTTATCAATTTCCGTGTTTGGCTGTCGATTTCCGATAAATCCATGAAAACGATGTGTCGATTCGACGTTTGAACCTGTAAAATTGATTCCCTCGATTTCATGATAACCGTTAAAAATAGCACGAACGCGCGCCGTTGTAAGCGCATTTTGTATGGTGTACTGTTGCAAACTATATTCGGCCCATGTAAACACGCCTGAAACGCCTGAAATAACGAATCCGATTTCAAGTTCGTAATTACCCACACCGTCCGAAAGTAAAACATCGGCCCAATTTATGGTTGTATAATACGCGTTTGGTTCATTTATAAACTCGTAAACAGGCGGTTCGTAAACTGTTGCGCCTATTCCGCATTTACTTAACTTAAACGAAACGGCGTCGTCGATACCTGATAATTTAATCCATGCGCTGGATTTGTCGTTTTTCCACGATTCCGTACCGCCGCCCGCTAAAACTAATTGTTCGCAACAGCAATCTTTTAACCCCCTATTTTGTTCGGTAAAAATTGGCGGTAATTTAATCGAATCGAATGTAAATTGCGTTCGGTCCTCTAATGGCGAACAGCCACAACGTACGCCCGTCGTTTCAGCGGTCCAATCGTTATCGATTTTATTTCGCCAATCAATACCAATAGGACACGTTGCGTTGTATTCCAGCGTCCAAAATATAACGTTATCGATTGTGTTTTCAATAACCCATTGTAAACCGTCCCAATATAAACGGAATTCGTACACCGTAGCAACGAAAGTAAATTCGTAATAAGGTCGTCCATTTATTAAACCCAACGCCGTAACATTCCAAACGTTCAAACGTGGATTGTTCAAAGTAACCGTAATTCCGCAATCGCATTTTAATTCAATCGGGGGGCAAAGTTCAGTCGTAAACGTTGTAAAAAATTCGCCTGTAATCCATACGGGAATTGATCCAATCGGACACGGGGAATAAGTCGATTTAATCGACGCGACCAATACCGAACCGCCCAGGCCGTCGGTTGTTACATTCCAATTATCCGTTGCGTCGTGCCACATGGTATAAGTTACACCGTCAACGGTCCAAATAAAATAATTGTAACCGTTATAAGTCCCAACCGATTCAACGTCGATTGTTACGGGTGCCATTTCAATCGTGAACGCGTATGTTATTTGTATACAATCGCACATGTTAAACGCGGTTAATTGTTATAATTACGGACGGAACGGCTGGGTGTGGTAACACCAAATCGGCGGCCTGATATAAAATGTCGATTGCGTCGTCTTGCGACCACATAATTTGTACTGAATCAGTCGCGCCAATTTCAACAAAGAAATTCCACGCCGCGACCAATTTACCAGCGTTTGCCTGAACGCTTACATGTGTTGCCGTGTTTGGAATATCGACACCGTTTTTTCGTAACCAAATTGAAACGGTTTTCGATGATCCGCCCGACGTTCGATTTAATTGTGCGCTAAATTGAATGTTATAAATACCAGCATTCGACACCGTGAATAATGTAGGGTTTGCGTCAATGTCAATACCAACGAAAACACCGCTATTAAATGCGTCCGAATTGTTTACTTTCATTGCTTTAATTGTACCCGACGCGCATGTTTGCGTCGATGTGTCAAAGAACGAACCGAAACCACGTTCGGAAGCCCACGATTGGACCTGATTTTTTAAGTTTGCACCGCTTAATTTTGCGGTTTGATAATTCGCGCCGTTCCATGCGTCGCTGTCGAAATAATCCAACGCCCCAATGGACGTTATTTCGTTCGGGTATTCATTTATTTTTGCGCCCATTACGATATTATTTTAGGTTCGTTTTCCGTTGTTACCTTTTGTTCGTCCTTTGTTGTTACTTTTAACAGTTCACTCGACAATGTGCAACCTTTAATTTTTACTGTAAATTTAACCCCATTCGTTAAGTTAATCAAATTCGGATTGAAATAACATTCCATTCGTGCCACGTTTGGCGACGGGTACGTTATCGGCGTAATAATTCCCGACAACGGTGTTAATGGATTGTTTGGGTTACCGTCGTATGTTACCACGCTCGACGCTATTGATCGCGGCGCGTTTTCAAATGGTTCAATGGTAAGCATTCCCCAAATGTTTGAGCTGTCCCAAATGTCCCCGTTTGTTAATTCCGATGTTCCTACAATTCGCATTAACTCGTTTTCCACGACAACGCCGACTTGGTCGCCTGTTGAATCGATAAATAATTCGACATTTTGTTTTATATCAGCGGTCGAATCGTAATCTTTAATCGTTAAATTGTCAGTAAACACATACGCCAGGCCGTCGGTAATTGCCTCGCAATATAAACGAACGGTCCAATTTGCCGCCGTATCGTATGGCAACCAATTACGCGTTTGTTGGAACGGGTAAAAATCAGCGTCCGCGTTTGTTTGTTGTAACCAATACTCCCAACGGTAAAAAAACGGTAACGAAAAAAACACGCCGTAATGTGTCGAGGTGTCCTCGTAATTCAAATACAAATTTGAAATCCGTTTTTCGCTCGACGTCGGTAACGTGTTAATGATTGGTTGCGATTGGTAAATTAACTGATTTATTCCATTGAAAGGAATAGCGGTAAGGTCATAAAATACCGAATGTAAGGTAAATTTTTCCCCTGTTACGCTGTTAAACGCCTCGATTCGACCCGTAAAAGAATCGTAAACCTTTGTTTTTTCAAACAAAAACACGCCTGAAAACAGTACATCGTCCTCCAAATTCCCCTCGAATCCTGTTGCGCTGTCGTACGAAACTTGATAATTTTGTCCATGGTCCAAAAATATCGAACGAACGTTTAACAATTCCCCAGCGACGGGTGCCGATTTTGACATTTGACCGTCAAACAATAACAGGTTTATATTTCCAACTTTGAACCACAAATAAAACGTTCGATCGTTTTCGACGCGTGTGTCCATAAATGAGGTAAACGCCGCGTTTGGTGTAAAGACAAAATCGAATGTCGAAATTGAACCCGATGTCGTTACACCCGTTATGTTAATTGTCCATGCGGCGCCGAATTCATTGAATTGCGACGAAAACACTGAACCATACGATACCCCCGTCGACGGTAAACACATTGATAATTGCGATTGTGTAAACGGTCGGTTCTTATAATACGCCTCATCGGTCGAAAAATATGCCCCACCGACAGCCCAATCCGTCGTTGTCCAATCAATAACAAATTGTCCCGTTGTTGGTATCGCGTAATCGAGGGACGAAATACCCTGAACCAATGTTCCGAACGGCGTTCCCGTATTAAAAGCCTGATCGTACCAACCCGTATTTGCGTCGTCCGAAATTATAAACGTCGTGTTATTGTATGGTTCGCCAAGTAATGATTGCCAATCGGTTTGGACGTAAAGTTTTAACGCGCCCGACGTATCAAACGACGTTTCGTTGTATTGCCCAGATTGAACGATTAACATGTTTAATTGATAATTCCGCGTGTCGGACGGGTAAACAGTATTATCGGTAATTATAACAATCGCGTCGAATTGTCCCGAACGGTTACCGACTTGCGTTCCTGTTACCGTGTCCCCTGTCGTGGTGCCTGATAAATCAAATGTAAACGTTGTTGCCTCGCCGTCGATCAATGAAAACCGATTACCTGTTGCGCCGTTGCTTACATGGTTTACGAATAATGTTAACCCCTCGCGTTTGCGCCCCGTTACGGTTACGCGCAAAATTTCGCCAGCCGTAAAGTCGTACCAAACAGGAATCGAATTAACATCGAGGTTGTTTGCTGTTACATTGGTAACTGTCGTAACTGTCGAAGAAATTATCGAACCCCCATTCGTGTAAACGTTAATTTCCACATCGTCCCCAACGCGAAAACCCTCATCGAGAAAATTACCCGTAGGCCAGATAATGATATTGTTAATCGGATCCAATGAAAAATTGTTCGCACCGCCCGACTGAACGCGTATGTTTTCCGTTAATTCAAATTGAACCGCTGTTCGGTCGCCAGCGTTCGCCTGGTAATACGTTGTCGCATTCGAAAAAACGTCGACGAATTGTTTACTGTTTATTTGTATCGGCATATTTCGATTGTAAATTATTTAATGCGGTCATGTCGCCACGTTTTAACGCGTCCAACGCCGCTGTAATGTCGGATTGTATAGGTGCAACCATTAAACGCTGTTCAGCGGTCATTTTCGCCGTTAAATTCGCCTGTTCAATTTTAACTTGAACCAACGTTTTATTTAACTGTTCGATTACTGATTTCAAATTTTCCATTTAGTCGTTAATTGTTAACGTTGTAACCTTACCTGTTGAATAATTATTCCGTTCCCTGTACGTTATTTGTGCAAATGATTTTTCGTCGATCCATTCAATTCGTAAAATTTCACACATAACCCCGTTAATTTCGGCGAAATTGTTATTTAGCAAAGTTACAAATTCGGATTGTGTCATTTGAATACGCGCCTCATTTTTTATAACGTAATCATTTAATTGAATTTGATTTATTGCGTGGAATCGTCCCCATAACGAACGCGCCGCGATCCAATCCAAATAATCTGGCTGTTGTTTTCCGTTAACCGTGTAAAGCAATTTTGTAACGGTAAAATAATTTTGGGACACCATTAACACACCGATTCGGTTTTCTATTTTGGCCGCGAAATTTGTACCGCCACCGAAAATTCCTGTTACAAAATCGATAAATTCGAACATTTCCTTTACTAATTTTTCGAGCCAATTTAACCCCTCTTTACGCGCCCCCATGGCAAACGGTACATTAACGTCGTTCAGTCCTTTAATACAAACTAAATCCTCGTTAACAACGTTTGTCGGTTCGGTGCTATATTCAGCGTCGGAATAATTATAAATTTTGTCCATTGTATGAATGTCGGACGGGTCTAAATTATAATGAATGTAGTAACGTTTCCAAACATCGTCCGTATTATACGAAAATTCGTCGGTCCGATTAGCCTGTATGTTTAACGCTGGAATAATTGTGTTTGGTGTTACGTTTGCCCACCAATCGCGACGCTCAAACCTAACCACACCATTAACAACGCGCGTTCGCCCGTTGAATGTAGTTTCAGCCGCGTCGAATAGCGTTTTAATCGTTGGTGTCGTGTCGCTCGATGAGGGAACACCCTTATTAAACGGTGCTATTAAATCCTCTGGCACAAAATCAAATATCGATTTCCTATTTCGAACCAATGGAACAGGTAAAACTGTATAATTAGGACATTCAACGGCTAAACTCGATTCGAATTGATAACCCAAATGTTCACACGATACGCGCATTAAGTCCCAAATTGTGCAACCTAATAAATTTCGAACAGGTGGAAATATCAGCGCGAAAAACTTTGTCGCCATTTGAATAATTGCGAGTAATTGCGCGGCGATAAATACGACCTGCGCCGCTATATTGATAATGTACGCGATAATGTCCCCCGTGTCAATCGACGGCGGTACGCCAGCGTTTGGGGTGCTGGCCTGAATTCCCTGTGAAATGGTTGTCGCGAGGTCCTTAATTGATTGAATTAACGCCGTTGTCATCATGTACAGCGTTATGCCCGTAATTAACGCGAGTTCGGTTTGGTTATCCTTAATTATAACATACGGCACGTTGAACGTTGGAAATTCGACACCCTTTTTTAACATCAATTCGAACGATGTTCCAGCCGCGTTGTCGCTAAAATTATCGATTGCTTTACGACGTTTTATTTTAACCTCGCATTCGTACGAACGAAATGTGTTCGACGGATCAGTTAAGTCGATGTAATAATCGAGCGTTACGCCAGCCGATTCAACGGTGTACGGTATTCCCTCAAACAATCCAATCGTTTCAATGTGCTGTTTTATAATATCGTACGCCTCGCGAGGTAAAACCAATGAATCGACGTTTAACGAAAGTTCGTCGGGGTTACCCTCGAATGTACTAACTACACCGATTGAATCGCGATTCCGTGGCGTAATTTCAACGCCGTTTAACAAATGCCTCATTTCCTAACCTTAAATCGATTAAACGTTTTCGTGTTGCCTGTTTTTGTGGACCTTACAATTTCCATTACCGACTGTGTTATTTCGCCGAGCTCGATATTAGTTTCAGGTTTGTTTTGAATAACCTGTTTAAGGTCGCGCATTTCATTAACTAAAACCGCTAATTGTATGGATTCAGCCCCTTTGTGTCCAGCGACTAATTTTCCGGCCTGATATTCCATTGCTAATTTTGCCAACGCTTCATTGGACATTGAACCAATTTGTTCGTTTAACGATTTCGGCATAACACGTTCGTTCGGGTGTAACACGGACAAAAACCCCCCTTTGCCGTCCAATCCTCGACCATTCGAACCTGTGTCCTCGATTCCGCTTTCGAATGTAGGTAACGACGCGATAAATGTTTGTAACATTGCCGTGTCGGTTATCGTTTCCTGTAATGGGTTTTTTGATCCGCTGGCAACTTTTGCCGCGTACGTTGAATAAACGGATTCGGCTAATTTAATTCGCTGTTGTCGTCGCATTTCGCGTTCTTTACGCTGGTTCGCCTCGTTAATTATTCGTTGCTGTTCGGCTAATGATTCCTTTGCTGAAATGTTACCGTTATTTGCTAATTCCTGTAAATTATCGAATTGCTTTTGTGCCGCGTCCATTTCCTTATCGATTTGCGCGATCTTTTTTTCGCTTTGTTCAACGAAAAAATTTGCTGTTTGTTCCGCCATTTTTGCGGATTCCTCGAACATCTTTTTTTCATTATCGATGTATTCGGCGGCGAATTCGTTTTGTGCGGCCAAAATATCCGCTTCGGCTTGTTTTTCAATCAATGAACGTTTGGCGCCATTGTCAGCGTTTGCCTCCAAATCGAGTTTTAATTGTTCATTGATTGCCTTAATTTTAGCGTCGGTTAAATACTTTTGCGCTTTTGCTATTTCGGTCGTGTCGCCTTTTTCTTTAGCGCGTGTTAACGCCATTTCAGCGTCTAAAACAGCAATGTCGGCCGCAATTTTGGAACGTTCTTTTAATGCCTCATTTACAGCCTCCATGGCGTCGACATCGATTAAAATTTTGTGTTTTTTGCCCCATTCCTCGAGTTCCTGTGCGGCTGTTTTTGACGTCGATGTTAATTGTATTGTTAAATCCTTTTGTTTTTGGATTGCTTTTGTAGTTTTTTCAACCGCTTTTGTCGTTTTTTCCTCGCTTTGAACCGTTATTTTATTTTTTTCCTCGATTCGCATTGCTTGTGCGGTCAAATCGGCGGCCATGTCGGCATAAACTTTTGCGCGTTTTTCCGATAATCTTACTTCTTCTTCTAAACCTTTTGTTACCTCATCTTGTAAAGATAACCAGCCCCCCTGTCCGTTTGTTTTACTTTTGCGATCGTCGAGGGCCATTTGAATTTCCAACGATTTAACTTGTTCCTCGGCTGATTTTTTCAAAATTGCGTCGGCCTGGGCGCGTAATCCGACCGCTTTAATATACGCGTCCGTTTTTGCTCTAAATAATTCCTCGGCTTCATTCAAGTTTTTAGCCTCGCCAAATGTTCCGCCCAATTCTTTGTTGTACATGGCCAACGCGTCCTTTTTGGACATTACACCCTCGCGAGCCAATTTGAAAGCGTTACCGACCTTTGTTGTTTGTTCAACTGCGCCAGCCGTTGCTGAACGGAATTCGTCCATTGTGTCATTTAACGCGGCTTGTTTGTCGACTAATTGTTCTTGTTCAGTTCCGAATGCAATGAACGCCGCCGCGATTGCGGCAACACCAGCGATAATGGCAACAATAGGTAATGCTTTCATGGCTTTACCAAGTCCCGACGTTGCGACCGTTGCCGTTTCGGTTGCCGCTGTTTGTCCAACAGTAACCGCCGTGTCGACCGTTTTCGCTGTTGTCATTAACCCCATTTTGGCCGCTGTTGCTACAAATGCCGCGCGAATTTCGGTTAATTTGTCCCCTAAACCGCCCAATGTTTCGAGCGCGTCCCCTAATCCTGCGAGGGCTTGTAACCTCATCATGGTTTCCATTACCGCCTCGGATTCAACACCCATTAACGCCATGCTCGATTCGACACCCTGAAACGCCGCGATTCCAATTTGTCCAACACCCGATAAACCTTTCGATAACGTTTCGACCGCTGTTCCGCCTGTTGCTTTAATTACAGCCTGTGTGTCCCCGATTTGATCCTTTAAGTCCCCAGCGCGTTGAGCCATTTCAGCGAACCGCGGATCGGTCGTTTCCATTTGTTGCAATGCCTGTGTTAATTGTCGCAATTCCAATTTTAACGACTTTGTAGCGCCCTCGTAATTACCGACGTTTCGGAAATTGTCCCCGACTGTTTTATCGATTCCCTTTAACGCATGGTCGCCCTCTTGAGCCGCTTTTGTTACGTCCCGATATTGGTTTTCGAGGTCCGCGTACGCCTGTGTATTTTTACGACCCGTTTTTTCGAGCTCGAGCATTTGCGCGGCCAATTCTTTCGATTGATTTTTAAGGTCGCGCGTATTTTTTTCTAATTGCTTATAACTTGACGCTTCATTTTGAGCCGCTTTTGCGACTTTTTCAGCGGCTTTCGCCATTTGTTCCTTTGCTTTTGCTTCAGCCATGGCGGTTTTAATAGCCTGTTCCTGTGCTTTGGCTTGTTCACGTTGCGCGATTGCGGCCTGTTTTTCCGCTTCGGCTCGCATTTTAGCAAGTTCGGCGGCCTCCTTTTGTAATTGGTTCGCCTGTGTTGTCGCTTTTGTAAAGTCGTTAATTCCTTTCGTCGAACCCAAATCGGCGTTGCCAATGGTATTTTTAAGTCCCTCGGCGGTTTGCTTAAATTCCGCGTTTAATTTATCAATCGTTACGATCGTTTTTTCGGCTGATTCGCGAATGCCCCTAAAAATATCATCGCTTTCAAATAAGTCGTTAGCCTTTATTTGCTTTGCCATACTGTTCTATTAAATTAAAGTATTCCTTTACTGTTATATTTCGAGGGTTTAACCATTGTCCCAACCATTTCGAAATATAAATTAACATTTGTTCGATTGTTATTCCCGAACCTTTGTTCGATAACATCGCGTCCATTTTTGCGATTTGTATTTCGATTTCGGTTAACTTGAATCGATCGCCTGTAATAACGAAATCCAATTCCAACAATGCACGTTTTTTCATTGCGTCGAATAGTTTTTTTTGAATGTCCGACAATCCAAATTCGCCGATATAACTGTCGTAAATTGTTTGCCAAGCCACGACATCGCGTTCAGGTGTTCCATTTGAACCTTTACGCGCAAATTCGGGTTTTCCGTTGTGGCATTGAATCCAATTATACAATGGCATTTCGTCAATCGTTAAATAATAATCGTTCGATTTCGATTTGAAACCTCGAAATAAGTTCATCGGCTAATAATGTTTTGTGTTCGTCGGTTAACCCGATAATTCCGTCCCCGTATTCGTTAAATAAATCCGTTGTTTGTCCGAATTCGTCCGTTTTAATGGGGTCAGCGTCGATTTCAATACCGTTTTCAATTACTGTTATAACCATTGAATTATAAAACGCGCCTGTGTCGTATAATGTGTAAGGTGTTCCAGCGGCTTTTGTTGGGTTTAACATAGCCGTGTAACTCGAATAAGTCCCGATAATTTGCCCTAACTCATCAATTCCCTCATTATACAACTGTTCCCAACGAATCCAATCTAAAATTTCCGTTTTGAATTGCTGATCCTCAAACACGGCGCGCCAAATTGTCGCAAAGTCCAAACCTTTGGATTTTAACAGTAATTCGCCAATTTTAGTTTGCATTAAATCGAACATATTACAAAGGTAAAAAAAAGAGGGGCATAAATTACGCCCCTCAATTTGTTAGTAGTTACCAATTATTCGTTGGTTTTCGGTTTTCCCTTTGTTTTCGGATTGGCTTTGTCCCATGCTATTTTAACAATATCCTTTCGAATATGTCCAAAAAACGCCTGACATTCAGCCAATGAAACGCCTGTCAAATGTTCGACAGCGAATTCGATTTTTCCTACTTTAACGTAATTCATGATTAAACCGCTGAAATTGATATTTCGCCGTCGAATCCGTCTTTGTCAACGCTGAACGTCAACAAATCGCCCGATGTTTGAGCCGCAAATGTCAACGTATAATTACCATCAAAATTTTCAACCGATGTAACAGCAACTGTTAAACCTGTTGTTACGTTAAAACAAGCGAAATCAGCCGAAACGGCACCCATAAATAAAATAGGGTTTAATGCCGTACCGTAATCGAGTGTCGCGTCAAACGAAACGCTTGTAGGGTTTGACGTTGTAATCGTTAAATTAACGTCAACTAATCCTGTAAGGTCGTTAAAGTTAATTCCAGCCTCGGACGGTGTTATCATGTACATCGTGCTTTCGTCGAACAAACGGTCGAAATCAAATGTTAACATAATTTTTTGCGTTGTGCTGTCCGTTGCGAAAACGAATGTCGGATTAAACGACGGGTTATCGACAGGAATAGGGTACAAACCACCGTTTACCTTTGAACCTACTAAATTTCCGTTAACGTCCACGATGTAAACGCCAAAGTCAACACAACGGTTATTTTGTAGTTTTCCTAATAACGTCGGCGTTGAATCCTCGGCCCACAATTCGCCAGAAAACGAGCGTTTACCTTGACGTAAAAACACCATTCGGCCGCTGTTTGCCTCCTCGAATTGTGAATCGGCTTTCGGCAATTCAACGTTTTCAAAGTTTGGCAACGGAAACCAGCGTTTAGACGCGTCAACCTCGTTAATTAAATCGTTCCACGTCGGAAGCGGTGCCGTCAAATCAATGTAATTTAACGTTCCGTCGTTCGCTTTTAATGGCACCATGACCATTTTACTCGTAACGCTTTGTAGCGGTACGCAATTCGGGCGCCCTGTGTTTGACAACCCACTGTTACAATTACAACCCAATGCCATAATTTCTAATTTTTAACATTTACAATTTTGTTTATACTTTGTTAAGGTAAGTCGTAATTCGACCCCGCTTAAATTTGCGTCCAAAATGTTTTTGAAAACGCCTTGATCCTGTTCGACACCAAACCGCGAGAATGTAATTATTTCAAATTGGTCGACTGTTTTGTATTGCCGTAATGAACCGATTGTGTCGATAAATTCCGACGCTAATTCAGTCATTGGGCTAACTACATTCGACCTGTGGTCCGACGTATAGTATTGTGTTACATTCGTTTCGTCCAAAAAAAATAATCGCAAGTCGCTTTCGAAATCGATTGTCGATTCGCGGCCGTAACTTTTGAATCGAATTAACTCTAATAACCAAACGACAGGCGTTTTTGCCATTAACGAATTACTAACTTTCGACCATTCGTTATTTGCCGCTATTTTTGTTCCAGACAAATAAAACGGATTGGGTAAAAGTAACACATTGCCAGGCGGTTCAACAGTCGGATTTGTTGGCAACGGTTTGAGAACAAAATACATGTTTTCGACCGCTGAAACGATTGTAAAGGAATTTCCCGTAACAGGATCAATTACAATTTTACCGACACGCGCCCATTTACCGTTACATGTAACCCATTCGTTTGGCTCGATTTCAGTATTGAGCTCGCCGTTAATGGTGCAATCCATGGCCTGAATTAAATGTCCGACCTCATCGGCTACGTCCGTTATCATATCCAATAGTTAAACTGTTTATTTACTCCAGCGAAATTGTTATAATTACCTATTCCGATTAAATCGACAACTAATTGCGCGTCGTTATTACCGCCTGTAATCGTTAACACGTCCCCGATTTGATATTTTACACCCTTATTATCAAAAATAGCCGTATCAATTAAACCGCCCGTTTCGTTAATGGACACCGTGGCACCCGTTCCCGAACCCCCTGTTACAATTACATTTTGCGCGTCAACGTAACCCGTCCCCTGATTAGTAATCGAGGCGCTTACAATTTGACCTGTTGGCGCGTTAAAATTGTTAACAATGTGCGTTTGTATTGCGCGATACGTTTTAACAGCCTCGTTGTAACGGGCGTACATCATTGAATAAAGCGTCGAAACGTCCGCTGAATTTTCCCCAACAGGTCGAACGTTGCCGTTTACTGTCATTTGATTTGTAAGGTCCTTACAATACTCGAAATAAACGAATCCTTTTAACATGTCAATAAGACCATTTGACACAATTAACTGATTAAACGCGTAATTCTCATGAAACGGATTATACAAATACTGAAAATTCGGCGAAATAGGAATGTTCAAAATGCCCATATCAGCGACAAATTCGTCGTACATTTTAGCCCCGAATAATTGCATTAAATACAGCGGTTCGTAACGGTCGATATAATCCTGAATCGTTTGATTCGTATACATACCCGTATGTAGCGCAAATTTTCCTGTAAAGTCGTTTGGGGTTAAATAGTACATGTGTTATTGTTTTATGCGTCCGAATCCGCGTTCAATGAAATACTTTGCCAATTTTCCAGCAATTTTGAAAACTTGACCTTTCGACATGTGTTTCGATTTCCCGTTACTTTCAAATTCGTAAATCGTTTGATCGTCAACCTCTACGTTAATTGTCAATTTTTCAGCCGTTTTTTCGACCTGAACGTCGATTTTATTCGTGTCCAATGTCGCGCGTACATCGCCGTTAACGTTTTTTTCAATGCTTAAATCGGCATTGGGTAAATCGACGTTAATTTGAATGTCGCGTTTTGGCTTTCGGGTGCGTTTCTTTTGATCCATTTTATGCAAAGTTAAACGGGGGCGGTTAAACCCCCTTAACATTTTAATTTTTAGTCGTTAATCGCCGCTTTTGCTGTTGAGAAATCGCCTGTTACGAATGCAAATACCTGATTTGCTTTAACGTAATGAACCAAACGAGCCTCGGCGAGGATTGTAACCATGTTACGCTGGAAATCGTCGTTAACGTAACCAACTTGCATGTTAATATCCTCGCGAACACGAACGTTTGATTTTGTCATATCCCCAACCAAAAACGCCCCCTCGGCGATGTTTGTTGTTGAAACGATTGGCAATGTAGCAACGGTTTGTGTTCCGTTTGCGTCAACCAAAAACATCGGGAATGTATATTCGCCTGTCGATGTTTTAGTTAATTGCATTTTCGCAACGTCGTTCGGGTTCAACACAACGTGTGTCGGTTCGAAATTAGCCGATTGAATTTGTGCGATTGCTACACGAATAACGTCCGTTTCGTTTGCGAATGGAATAGCCCCAGCAAATGGACCAGCCGCGAACGTTTGAGCATAACCCAACAAACCGTTAATTTCAGCACCACCGCCACCGTTAATTAACGATTCCTCGATTTGTGCCGCGATTGCCTCCATTAGATCGGTGTTAATTTCCGATTGAATGAACGACAAATCCGAAAGCATTTCTTTTGAAATTTTGATTGTTCCAGCGACTTTTTTAACCTCCTCGCTTACTTCCTCGTATGTAGGTGCAAACAATGATTTTGTTTCGCTTTCAGCCGTCCAATCGGCACCGATTGCATTTGTTTGTGTAATGTAAACAACGTATTTCGACGTCGTTGTCCCGCTGTTAACGATGTTACGAACCTTAATCGTCGGACGTTGAATTCGATCGACACCAAGTTCGAGTACAGATAGCGCGACACGGCCATCGTATGAACCTGTTAACGTTGTATCGCCTGCGACCTTTACGTTCAAATTAAACGTTTGTCCCTTGCTTACAACGTCCAAAATATCAGCGTGTTTTTCACCGAATGCGCCAGCCAATGTTTGACGTTTAGGCGCGGTTTTCGACGCTTTTTCGCTCATTGATTCCAAACGACCCTCAAAACGTGCAATCGCTTTTTCAATTTCCGCGCTTTTTTCGTTCAATCCTTTAAGGCTTTCAACCTCGTTTTTCAAATCCGAAACGTCCGATTTTGTCGCCGTTCCTTCCATTTTTTCAGCGAACATGTTGTTAAGTTTTTCGACAACTTGTTCAGGTGTTAAATTGTTTTCCATTTGTTTTTACTTTTTAATGGCGTTAATTACTGTGTTCCAATCAAACGGCGTTTCAATCGTTTTCGGCTGTACAGCGTCCGAATGCTTTACATTCAGCGGTTCGGAGCTCGCAAGTGATAATAATTGGCCGTTCAAAAATTTTAATTTCATTTCGATATTATACAGGCGTTCGTCCGTTCCCTTACCGTTCGCCAATGCTTTAATTAAAATGTCGATTTCATTCGATACTTTTTCAAAATAGTTTTGTCGATCCTCGGATTTCATTACGTCCACGACAGGCGTGAATTCATTTGCCCCGAATAGGACCGCCGAACCCTCGTATAATTTAACTTCGGTAATGTTCCAAAATCCGACCCCGTCCGGCGCTGTTACGTCCTCGATAAATCGCATTTTGTCCGACATGTATTTGAATCCGATTGAATGTTCGCGGATTATACCGTCTTGGTAATCATTCCAGGCGTCGTTTGCATAACTTGAATGTCCCAATTCAGCAACCGCGAATAAACCGAAATCGTCCTCTTCTAATTTCAAAAATTTACCTATTGGTTTTTCCCAATCATGCGAACGCAAAAACGCAATTTTACGGTTTGAATCCGCATTCGGTCCACGTTCCAAAATGGATTTAGCAAACGCCCCCTTTTGGATCATGTCGCCGTCGGAATCAATAACCCCGAATTTTGAAAGGTATATCGCAACCTCGCGTTTTCCAGCGTCCATGGCTTTAATTTCAAAAGCCGATTTTGTGCTGTAAATGTTCGTTTCTTTTTTCATTATCCTGTAATTTGTGGCGTTGGCGGTGCGGTAATCATGGCCGACGCGATCGTTTCGGAATAACCGTAATAATTTATAAGCGTGTTAATTGCTGTTTGTCGGTCCATTTGTCCCGTTGAAACGGCTGTGTTTAACGAAATAATACCGTCTAACCCCCCGACTGTTCCCCTTAATTGGGTTTGAGCCTGTGCCAGGCCTGCCGCCTGTGCCGTTGCCGCGTCGATTTTCATTAACTCGATTCCAAATTCGGCCGCGTATTGTTCGGACGTTATAACCCCGTCGCGTAACATGACCGAATAATTGTTAACCTTTGCGGACATGGCTTGTTGTTTGCTTAACTCATCGTCCTGTAACACGGGTAAATGTGAAAAATCAGCAATCAATTTATAACCCTCATCGGACAATTTAAACTGTTGCATTATCGTGTCGTACATCGATTGCGTTTCAGGTATAATTGTGTCCGTGTAACACATGCGAATGCTGTCCTTTACATTGGTAAACGTTGCCCCTTTGTCGCTCGAAAATAGGTTGTAATTCAATCCGTACGCGTCGATAATAGCCAATTTGTCGGCCGTTAATTCCTCGAATAGCATTAAATCGCGCGTTGGGTAACTCATCGGTTGCCAATTAACTTGGCTTTCGGTAATAATTAGTTCGTCTTTTGAACGGTTGTACCAATCGCGCTGGATTTCGTGTTTTTCTTCAGGTGTCATTGGAATTGAACCCCCAATGTCCGATTTTTGAGCCGATAAAATACCAATAGCGCCGATGTTTTCCAACAAAACGTTGCGTTTGTGATAACTTGCTTTAATGTTCGACAATGGGTATTTCAACGCGTCAAGTTTCGACGTTGGTTTTATTAGGTTCATGCCGTCCGCTGTCGTCAAATATATTACATCGTCAACAGTTAACGTTTCAAACCCCTCGTTATCGTATTTGAATCGAAAACCCTCGATCATTCCGTCGACGTCCATTTGCTTTAATGTGCGCCCTGTGGTACGGATTTCGATTTTTCCCGACGGTAATGTAACAAATATGTTACGCTGGTTAAAGGATCGTAACGGCGAATAAGCAAAAGAATTGCTATACAACGCGTCGTTTACGCTCAAACTGTACACGACGTCGGCCCATGATTGCATTGGGTTCGGCTTGTTAATGAGGTCGAGTAACCAATGATTTTGGACCAACGCGCCGTTTTTGTCAACCATTACAGGCTTGTTTGCGCTCATCATGGACGCGCGTTTATCAATTACAGCGCGTAATTCGGGTATTGTCATAAACAATTCCCACGCGTTTTGTGTGTCAATCCAAACCGCTGTTTTTACACCCCATAACTGATTTGCAGTCGGAAATAACCGCCGCATTTGATTGATATATCGGTTTTCCCTGTTTGCGTTCACACCGAAAAACGCTTCCCAAAAATTTATTTCCATTCCGATTGGAATTGATTTTTACAAATTTAACGCAAATTTTTGAACATTGACACCATAAAAATCGACAGGCCGGCTATACAGTCGGGCGCGTCGTCGTTTTTATTTTTGCCTTCCTTACTGAACGACAGTATATTTTGTATAAATAACTCGCTGTTATTGTCCCCGTTTTTAACAAATTTCAGCGTATTCATAATAAACGCCGATTGCATTATTATACGCGTTATTTTGTTCGTGGTATTGTTTACCTGTAAAATCCGTGTTTTCGTCAACGCCTGTAATTGTCGTGCAAACATGGCGCCCATGTTATTCGATTCGACACGGCAATACGTTACGTTCCAGCGGTTCAGTTTTTCCGCGCACATTGGTAACGTAACGTCGGTATTGTCGCGAGTAAAAACGTAATCGACAACGAACGGCGTGTTTTTAATGATTGCACAAACCGCCAATGCTGTATAATCCGTTCCCTGATCCGAAACGTCGATGTACGCCACGGTGCCCTCGATTGGATTTGCTTTTGTTAATTCCTCGAATTCGCTTTTATCAATGAATTGCAAGTCGCTAAATAAACGTCCTTTCATGTCGACAGGCTGTTGCTGATATTCAGCCAACCAAATTTCGTTTGCGGTCCTCAAACGCTTTGTTTTGTATTCGTCCGATGTCATGACAGCATTACAAAACGAAATGTCGTTATCGTCCAACGCTGGAACAATTACGGAATGATCGTAAATTTTTTGTGTCATGTTACGCCCAATGACATCGTTTAACGACCAACGCGTACCGATGTCGATTCGACAGCAACCGTTTTCAAAACGTGAATCGTGCGTCGATTCTTTCCATTGTATAATACGATCGTTCACGGTATCGCTTAACGCGTCCTCGATTCCCCTATAAAGGTCGTCCGTAATGGCTACATTGGACGCACCGAATCCGATAATTGTACCGCCCACGCCAGCCCCAAAATACGACACCATTTTAGCGCGGTTTGTATTCCAACCTTGTAAATTTGCTTTGTCGTCCGACAGGAAAACGTCTGGGAAAATACGCCTGAATCGGTCGTTTTTAAGTATAGCCCGAACATCGTAACTAAATTTGAGGTATAATGTAGCCGTACATGTGTTGCGCATAACGGATTTATCGGGGTTACGTCCGATTGTCCACGCACAAAATAACGATGTTATGTAACTTTTACCAGCACGTGGGGGCATGGACACCGATAATGATTTAATTTCGCGTTCTTCGATTGACTGAAAACCGACGGCGATGTCCTTAAGGAACGGCCGTTCGTTGTAAAATTCGGGGTCATAATATAAACAAAAATGCCAAAATGAACGGCGGCAAAGTTCAGCCCGTAATAACTCGCGTACAAACTCGCGTTTATTCGTCGTTTGCTGATTCATTGTTCAGTAACTCGATAATTTGATCCGTTGTAAAATTCGAAAGGTCGGGCGCGATGTGTTTTTGTACCGTTTCCATGTAACCCGTTGCCAGGCGCTTTCGTTCGTCGTCGGTTGCTATGAGCTTCATTAAACCAATTTGTAACGTTGCGTTTTCCGAATCGCGCCATTTGTTCCGTAATTGGGTTTTCATGGACGTACGGACGTTGTTTAACGCGTCCTTTATTTCGTCCATTTTGTCCAATTCATGATTGTAAAATGTCGCGCGTGTACATGGTAAAAATGTAACGACCTCATCGATAAAAACTAATTGGTGTTTTTCGATTGCCTCCAATGAAAGTTTTAACAGTTCTTTTTTATCGTACGCCATGGGTTTCATGTTTTATTCGTTTACCTGTTTAGACAATCCGATCAATTCCATTTGAACGCTGAAAACAAACGTTCGACCGTCCACGATTAAAAATTGAACGGGTAATGTTCCCTTTGCGGCCATGTTTATATTACCGTCGTACGCTAATTGTTCCGCTTTGTTAATCAATTCCGTTATGTTTAACGTTGTGTCGATTGGTAATTCGATTTCGTGTAACTCGTTTTCCATTTATTCCGTGTTTTATTCGGTTGCGTCCATGCACAAAATAGGTTCGCATGATCCGTTTCGACAACCTTTCATTGTGTTAATAACAAAGTCCAGCGCCTCAAAGTAAGTTATTTTTGCTTTTTTCATTACGACCCTCGCGATTTTTTCCACGCTGTAAATGGGTTGTTGCGTTTCTAAACAGTAACCAATAACACAATGGTCGTATTCCGTGCTAAAACAACGGTCCAATTCGTCGGAAATGCTGTAATAATCCATGGTTACCCGAATATCAAATCGTAAATTAACCAAATTAGGAATGCGGCCGTTACCCTTACAACGCTGTAAACCATTAAAGGAATATCGTCGAACCATTTTTTAATCGTTTTTTGCTCGATCCAAAACATCGCAACCAAAATTAAACGGTCGCAAAAGTAAATGATTGTGAACAGCGGCAACAATGCCAGGCCCAACGCGATTTTGAATTTTTTGTTTTTCATTTTAATTTGTTTTGAGCGTTCGCCGATCGCCATGGCAATGGTTGAACCGACGAACGCAATTTACAAAACATCGTTGTAAAGTTAGTTAATTTTCGGTTGAGTGGTTTAATAAGGTTATTACATGTATATTCAGGTCCGTATTTTGAACGCTCAAAATTGGGAATCCATGTCGACGCAATAAACGAACGACGGGTTTAATGTTTGTTGGTTTGTCATGAAAAAACTGTATTCCATTCAACGGGCATTTGCCGAAATCCTTTGAAAATTTAATGATAACACCCCAATTACACGGCGATTTACTCGCGTAATGTTCGATTAAAATTTCGCTTATTTCGTTAACTTTCAAAGTTTGCATTTGCTGTTGAATGTTCATAAATGCAAGTTAGTAATAATTTTTTCCAAAACACGAACCACGATCGAATTACCAGCCTGTTTGTAAGCCTGTGAATCGGGCACGGGCCATGTAAACGTATCGGGGAAATCCATTAAACGAAAACACTCGCGAGGGGTTAACCGTCGAATTTTGTAATCGTTAAAAATGTTATGGTTACGGTCGCCTCCTAAATTTGAAAGTAAAGCCGGCGCTATTCCGTCCGTGCTGTAAATTCGATTTTGTTGGTACGGTTGTTTTCCACCGCTTTCGTTACATTGGTTTAATTGCTTTACAGCTCGACCGTTTTTTCGTTCCTTACCGATTGAAATAATTGGGGGGTTTTGTCCTGCGAACGTTTCCGACCATGTGTCCCTCATCATCGCGAGAATGGACGGGCTTACATTATCTTTACGCCACCGTAACCCCTCGTCGGTACGGTAATCGCCAATTAAAACGCTTTGTTGTCCCATTGATTCGCAACCGTTAATTAGTTTTTCGGTTAACGATTCATTCAAAAAATACTTTTTATCGGCTTTTTTTTCCAAAATATCGTTGAATTTCAGGCTCAAATGTTCCTCGATTGGGAATCGAAAATTATTATCTCGATCGTCCCGAATGCCGATAATGAAAACGCGTTCCCTGTTTTGTGGTATTCCGTGATCCTTTGCGTTCAAAACTTGCCAATAAACATGGTAATTAACCGCGTTTTCGTACGGGAACAATACAGGCAACCCATTAACCGATTTCCCAGCCAATAAATTAAGCCATTCGCTGAACGTTTTACCGTTGTCGTGGCTAATTAAACCTCTTACATTTTCAAAAATAAAAAATCGAGGATTGTTTTTTTGTATAAATTCATGCGAATTAAAAAACAAAATTCCTCGTTTGTCGTCCTTACCTAATCGTTTTCCAGAAATACTAAACGCTTGGCATGGCGGCGAGGTCATGTATACGTCGATTGATTCCGCTGGTATTTCACGATCGTAAACATTGGCTGGGTAATAATCGGGTTTGCCGTGGTTATGTATGTACGTTTGACGTGCGAATTTATCCATGTCGCAAGCGAAAACGGTTTTTACTTTGAATCCTTTGGCGTTCGCGACGCGCCCGATAGCAAAATCGAACGCGCCAACGCCTGAAAAATCCGAACCGACTGAAATTGTTTTCATGGGTTTTCGTTTAAGTATTTGCCAATTTTTTCGATTGTCGCGCCGTGTAACCCTCGATTTGTGTTCCCGTAAAGATAAATCCACATTTGCGCCTGATGTACGCCCGAACATCGAGCGAACGCGGCTAATGTAATTCCTTTACGTTCGATGTATTCAACAATCAATCGTCGCGTTTCGGAATTTATGTTCATGAGGTCATTTGCTGTCATGTGTCCATATTTTAGAACGGTAACCCGTCGTTACCAATTTGTACGAAATCAGGTTCGTTTTTTTGTGTTAACGTGGATTGTTCGCGCTGTTGGAATGATTGCGTTTGTACAGGCTGATTTGTCGCCTGTGGCGGTTGTACGTTGTTACCTGTTGTCGATGTTAAAACAATGTTCCAACCGTCGATTGTATTAAAAATTTTTTCAACGCCGTCGTTACCTCGCCAAATCCGGCCGCGCAAATTGTAACTAATTGTTACCGTGTCGCCAATTCGTACGTTATCCAGCAACGAACATTTGTCGTTACTAAATTGGAATAGGATTGTTTGGGGGTAAGTTTCAGCGGTTGTTATTGCGATTTCGCGTTTTGAAAATTTGTCGCTAATTTGTTGCGTTTGGCCGATTGAATAAACGGTCCCTGTTACTGTGTTTGACATTTGATTGTTTTTATTTGATGAAAATTTGCATGTTATTGATAAAATCATTGAATTCATTTTCCGATATAAATTTCGGTTTGCTGATATACATTATCGGCGAATGAACCGAACCTTTTATCCGATAAATTATAATTGATTTTCGAATTGATTTGCTTTTGTCGATATAATATTCGGGTTGTTTTTCTTTTGTTTTTGTTGGCTGTGCTTTTGGCGGCCTACATTGTCGACCGTTTGAATCGTATTCTTTTTGATTTCCTTTAATTTTTGACATGTTAAATTTTATTATAAATTATTTGATTTCGCCCCAAATTTTAAGGATTGATAATATCGTAATTCCAAATCCACCGAATCCAGCAACAAAAAAAACACCGATAGGGTAAATTCCTGTTTTTTGATGATACCACTGGCCGAAAATAGGCATTAACGCCGTTGTTAAAATTGCTGTTAATACGACGAATGCCGTTTTAATTATTCGTTTGTCCATGTTAAATTGTATTGTAAATTGAATCGTAATACTCGCGGCAAAGCGTTACGCGATCTTTCATTGATTTTATAACTGATTCATCGTAATCGACGCGATATTTTTTCACACGTTTTTCGATAGGAATGTGCGCGAAATTGTGCAACCTTCGCACCTGTTCATCGGCCATTAGTTCAATTTCGTTTTGACTGAAATTTGAGTAACGCGGATCAGGTAACATTTTCCAAACTTTACGGTTGATTTCATCGAGTACCATTTGTTCGGGCGTGTCTAGTAGAACATAAACCAGTTCAGCCGTTTTGTGGCCGCTTAAATTCATGTAAACTTGCAGCTGATAAAAGTACCCAGCCGTCGGTATTTCATCGTTAAACCATGGGAACGTTAAGCCAGAATAGGAACATTTTATATCGGCTAATAACGTCGGGGTTAAAACGTCAGGTTCACCTGTAAAAAAATCGTTAATCATTCGTTTTTTTGTCGGTTCAACGTCAAACCAGCCTAAAACAAGTCCCGCCGATTCAATCGCTTCGGGTTCTAGTTGTATTCCTTTGTCCGTGGGTTTACTCGAAATGTCGTCGATAATTCCGTATTTGTCAAATAACACGGATTTTTGAACCGCTGTTTTCGCCGTTGCGCTTAAAATTTCGGATTTTGTTCGTGGGTTTGTCATGAGCTCGCCCATTTGCGAAGCCCGTGCAATAAATTGATGTGTCATGTTTTGATGTTTTGTTTGTGCAAATATACTAAATTTTCTTTTATTCAGCGTTTAATTCGTCGAGGGTTAATAATTGGCTTTGTGTTAACTTGTAATCGGTCCGTAATTTTGACGCGTCCAGCGTTCCACTTTGCACCGCCTGAATAGCACGAATAAACTGTGTGTCGGTTAACGTTCGTTCGGTAGTTTTTTCCGCTTTTTTCTTTGGTTGTCCCTGTCCGTCAATGTCCGAATCCGACACAATACCCAAAATCGATGTGAGGGCATAACGGCGCATGTACGATAATTGCGAACCGTAAACCTGTAATTGGTTCATTCCCTTAAAATCGAGGCCGCTGAACAAATCCGCTGTACTTTCGATCGTTTGACCTGTCGGGTAATGAAATACAACCGTAATAATCGAATTACCGTTAATTAGTTGTGTGAATCCTAATTCGTGTTTTTTCAATAACGGCGTTATTTTTTCGATAATCGTAGGTAAATCCGCGTAACTGTACCCGAAACCCTTTGTCGTTTTGTGAATAATCGGGCATTCGTATTGAAATTGTGCGAGTGCGACTAATAATTCGATGTTGTGTTTTGTAATGTTCATGATGTTTTGTTTTTATTTGATTAGTAATTGATTGTAAATAATTTAATACCAAAAATTTTAACCTCAAATTTACGCGGTGCCGGTTTTGAGGATTCCAATTCGCCGATGTTTTCGACGATATGATCCGCTGTCGATTTATCGAATATCGTGTTTTGTATTGGAATGTCCGTTTTTACCGCATTTTGTTTCGTGTAACGCGATTTCCATTCGTTAAGGTCGGATTGTGTCGGCTCGATTGTTTTCGTCGCTTGTACGCGTTTTTTCTTTGTAAACATTTCGCCGTTCGATTTACGCGATCTTAATTCAGCGTGGTAATTGTGGACCGATTCGGCAATTTGAACAATCATTCCGACATTCGGTTCAGGTCCAACCCATTTTTTACGACCGTTTTTTTGTTCGATAACCCCCATTTTTTTTAACATCGTAATTGGGTGCTGTCCAATTTTGAATTGCTTTGCGATGTGCGACGTGTGGCATTTTGGGTTCGCGTCGATTGCCTGTTTAATTTCACAAAACGCGGCCATATACCGCGCAATGGTTTGTTTACTGATTCCCTTTCGTTTCATGTGTTTATTTGTTATTTAGGTTATAATTATTACAAATTTGAATAAATTTTTTCGCTGGTAATTTGCGTAACTGTTCAACAGTCATGTTAACCGATTCAGCAATTAGTTTCATTTTAGCGTCAAGTTCGGCAATCGTGGACATTTTTAGCATTTGTTCGATGTTTTGTTTTGACAAATATAAAAATAATTTTATTATACAATCATTCGGACCGTAAAATTTTATTTAATGCTTTGTAATGATCGATTAAATCCAAGATTTCGGGAATTGATAATTTTAACGGTTGCTTTCGGGCCTCGTTTAACGCTTCAACGCGTTCGATTCCGATTCGTTTGATTAGGTTAATTCTATATTCGTGTATGTTACCGCGTTTGTGCTGGTTACATTCGACACATTGGCCGAAAACATTGTCAACGTGGTAACGTAAATTAGGGTAATCCCCAACGCTGTGAAAATGGCCAGCGTCAAATTTTCCCCGTAATTGAACGTCGCACGAAATACACGGTTCGCCTGAATCGCGTAAACGAACCCATGTGTTAAATACGACCTGTAATTCGTTGCGATAATCCGACGCGTTTTTGTTCTTTTTTTTCAATTCCGTTTTTCGCTTTTGCCAATTACGCGCCTCCATTTTTTTTAACGCGTCCAATTTTTTCATGGCCTCGATTGTTTTACAATCAGGCGCCCAGCAATAACGTTCGAGCGTTGAAAATCGGGGTTCAAATTCCGATCGGCAATTTTTACATTTACTCATAACCCCTCGAATAAATTTGCGTTTTGAGTTCGTAATTTATCAATGGTCGATTTTAATTCGACATTTTCCCTGTGGTAATTATATACGATTTCGCGCAATGTTCGGATTTGTTTTTCGGATTCCTGTAAAAACAAAAACGTTTCGTTCATTGCTTTGAAATGTTTTTCCATTCCTGAAATGTAATCCGTCGCGCCAGGCCGTTTTTCTTTTACCTCATCGATTGAAAGTTTTAACGAATGAATAATCGCCGTTAAACTACTTTGTGCGTGTATTAAATCTAAATAATCCATGTTTTTAATGTTAAAATGGGCAATCGTCCGTTGGTCCTTCAAATTCTTTGTTCGTAAACTGATCGCGTAAAGTTACGCCACCATACAAATTTTGTGTCGTTATTTCTTGGGGTTTTTCACTCGCGTACGTTCGTCGTTCAATGCCACCCAATTCGCTCGATTCGTAATAACGTCCAGCCTGTATGTCGTACCTCATTGTAATTTGTCCAATGTTACCAATCGAACGGGGTTTTATTTTGTTGAAATATACATCGACCTCGTTCGTTTCAAAATTAGGTCGGTCGATTGTTATCATACATTTACCGCTGTTAAACCATTCCGAACCCCCTTTCAAATCGTACGGGACGGGCGGTTTACGTTTTCCGTTTTCTTTTTCCGTTAATTTCGGGTGTATAATCGTATGTAAATGTAAATCGTTGTTTTCAGCAATCGCATTTCGGTACGGTAAAACGTATTCCAAGTATTGCGCATAACCCCCGTAATCGTTGTAAGGGTGTGAAAGGTCTTTCCATGAATCAATCGACGCCGTTTCAAGTCCCGAATCGTTTTTGATTTTAACGGCCATGTCCCAAAATTGCGTTGGGGTTAACTTTGCTTTTACGTCCTGTTTTGTCAAAACTAAAAAATGGTGTGTTATCCAATCAATGGCCGCG